TTTGATGGCGGTATAATTATTCAAGATTTTTAGAGAGGGTTTAATATTATGGATTTAAAAACAGCAGAGACTCGATTATCGTTAATAACTCCGCAGATAATTAAGCTAGAAACGCAGGGTAAAACAGCCTACACTGATCCTAAATGCTCTGATTTGTGGAAAGAAGCGAGGGAATTAACTAAGATAATAAAACTACTTAAATTGTAACGGGAGTGTAAACAATGAAAATAGCAAATAAAGACGGTTTCAGGTATGGCGAGAGTGCCTATTTAATCGGCCATGAATTTGGTTTGATTTGTGTGGCATACGCTAACAACGAGCAAGATGCCTTGGACTATGCAGTAGATGCAGGGTATATGGACTGCCAATTGATGTCAGACTCAGATCACGCAGAGTATAGCGCGAACGGTTGGGATGATTCCTTTATATATGCAGGTAACGCTAGCGAGCCATTCTGGAGCGAGTATCTGTGGATTAAACCTGCAAGTGAACGAGAGAGGGTATAGACAATGAGCATTTTAATACAACCGAAAGAAGACTATCGATGCGTTATCTATTCGCGGCAGCCGCTGGATAAAAACAAAGTTTATAGCGCGACAGTAGCCACTAATCAGCCAGACTATGTTGAGAAAGGTCTAGTATTCTGTGGCGACTATCTACTGGATAAAAACGAATATACTGTTGTTTCACCAAACGCAGAGCATTGGGCGCGATTGCGTCGGGATTACCCTGCTATAGAGAGGGCTGAGTAATGAATTTTAATAGAGTTGATATAGTAGAGGCATACTACGTTTATTTTGTTAACTACCATAGCGGACAAAATAGCGTCGAATACAAGCGATTGAGTAAAATGCTTACTTATTTTACACCGCGCAAAAGTTTACGCGATAACCCCTGTATAGATCAGTTAGAAGATACAGGAAAACAAATATATAGCGATCTGTTATTCAATAGAGCCATAAATGAATTAAACTAATTTCCCCCTAGTGTTGTTGCAATCCTTTGCCCTAGTGTTACAGCTAGGGCTTTTTTTTGCCTGTAATATACCGAGCTAATATAAGCCTGTTTAAGCCTATTTAGGTGCATCCTATACCCTAGCACCAATAAACAGTTAAACTCTGTTAAAACGCATTATATGTCGTTCTATGGCGTATTACTGTGCAGCATAGCACTATCTGCTATTGTCGACAGTGTTTTAACAAAGTTTAAACGTGTTTCCCGTAATAGAGAGACAACAGAGAGACAATAGAGAGTCTAAAACGTGACCGAAAACCTGATTTGGGTCACAAAATAGGCTCGGGAGAGTTGAACTACTGGAGAGAGTGTTGTCAAATGCAACGGAACTTTTTAACCAATAGAGAGGTGACAATGCGAGAGAGTAACTTTGCATTTTTCAGTGACATAGAAGATAACGACACCAGAACTGCTGCTATCAACGAATTTGTTGATATAGTGCAGAGTTTACCATATAGGTGCGGTGTTGAAGTGTTAACAGCGATTAGAGAGAGAGTGATCTTGGACTATATAGTCAATAACAGCGTTGATATAGATGTTTAAGAGGTAATTATTAATTATTAACATTAAAGTGCTTTAAAAAGCGTTTAAGAAACTATATAGTCATATATTCTACCATAAATTAAGGAGTTTAAAAAGATGGGACGAAAGATTAGGTACTATCGCAATGAAACAACAGACCCTAGACTAGAGAGAGGGAAGTTGTATACAATGCACGAGCTAGCTAGGCGTGTTAAACAGTCACCGACTACAATACGCAGTAGAGTAGGCACTGGCGACACTGTTACAGATGAACATTTTATAAGTAAGAAAGTAACGCGATCAATATGGCCTGTATTTGAGACAGAGATACAGGAAAAATCATCACAATGGCTGAGGAGAAAGTTATAATGTTTAAGAAATATATGTTAGAGGGTACTCTTGACCCAGAAATACAAGCAGTCTTTAAAGCGGCAGCAGATATTAGCAACGGTGTTTTTAGCTTGCAAGAGGCCGCTAATCACTATAAGGTACACCCGTCAGTGATTGTACAGTTTATTGCTGAGAGTACAGAGTATGATATGATATTTAGTAAATTTACTGAGGAGAAACAGTAATGGGCAGAAATTGGAATGGCAGTTGTGAAGACTGGTTGCATGGTGATGAGCCATATGGTTTTGATTTACCAGATGCAGATGATTACCCGCCAATGGAGCAGTGGGAGATTGATGAGGCTAAGGCTGAGATATTGACAGATGAAGAACGTATAAAGGAGAAGAATGATGATGTTATTCGGTAGAATGTTAAGTGTTGAGTTAATTAACGGTTGCGGTTTATTTCTGGAGTTTGCCGACAGTAGAGCAGTGTGGGTGTATAACAGAGAGACTGAGCAGACTGAGGCTATGCCCTTTGAAGGGGTGCTGTTACATCTACCCTTTGTACTGGTTAGCTATGGTAGGGTATATGAGGAGGTGCTGTAGTGGCTAAAATACACCAACCATGCCCAGACTGTGGAAGCAGTGATGCGCTACAGATCAACGACAATGGCAGTACATTCTGTCACAGTTGTCATAAATACACGCCCAGTAGTCAGGTTAGAGAGGAGACTTGGAATATTTCTGTGCCAGTGTCTACTGAACCAAAGGCTAAACCAGACTTCAGTGCTGTAGAGAGAACGCTAACGACAGGTAACTATCAAGCCATTGTCGATAGAGGTTTAACCACCGCCACCGCTAAAACCTATGGTATTCTGGATCAGGCTGATCGCACCTATTTTGCCTACCATGACCCGTCAGATGCTAATGTGCCTATCGCGGCAAAGATCAGACTGCCCGACAAAAACTTTTACAATGTTGGTAACTGGGCAGGCACTGGTCTATTCGGTCAACAGCTATTCAATGGCGGTGCTAAGTACATCACCATCTGTGAAGGCGAGTTTGATGCCGCAGCCGCATATCAGATGCAAGGCAGTAAGTACCCGTGCGTCAGTGTCAGGAACGGTGCAGGAGGTGCGCTGAAAGATTGCAAAGCCGCATACGAATATCTGGATAGCTTTGATGCCATTGTCATATGCTTTGATGCAGATGAGGCAGGTACAAAGGCCGCGAGAGAGGTTGCAGAGTTGTTTGGCGGCAAGAGTGCCATTGTGAAGCACACCAACGGCCATAAAGACGCTTGCGACTACCTGAAGGCCAACGATACCAGAGAATTCATTGCCGCATTCTGGGCAGCAGAGAAGTTTGTACCTGACGGTATCATCAACGGTGCTAGTCTCTGGGAAGAAGTTAACAAACCAGTAGAGAAGGCCGCAGTGCAATATCCGTGGGCTGAGTTGAACAAACTAACCTATGGCATCAGGGAGGCTGAGTTAGTCACCATCACGGCAGGTTCAGGGCTAGGTAAGTCTCAGTTTGTGAGAGAGATAGTGTGGCATATTCTCAAGCATTCTGAGGAGAACATTGGTCTGCTTTTTCTAGAGGAGAATGCACGTAAAACTGCGCTATCGCTGATGTCTCTGGCGGCTAACAAGCCGTTGCATCTACCAGATGTAGAGAGTACGGAAGAGGAGCGTTGGGAAGCATTTGAGACTACGATGGGAACTAACAGACTCTACTTGTTTGACCACTTTGGTAGCACCAGTGTTGATAACATCATTGCACGTTGTCGCTACATGGCTAAGGCGTTAGACACAAAGTTTCTGTTCTTAGACCACGTTAGTATTGTTGTGTCAGCGCAGAGCAACGGTGACGAACGCAAGGCTCTTGATGAAATCTGCACCAAGCTGAGAATGTTAGTGCAAGAGACAGGCATAACATTGTTTATGGTTAGTCACCTGAAGCGGCCAGACGGTAAAGGCCATGAGGAAGGTGCTGTTAGCAGTCTATCGCAACTCAGAGGCTCTGCATCCATTGCACAGCTATCTGATATGGTGATAGGACTGGAGAGAAATGGTCAGGCTGATGACCCTGTAGAGAGAAATACAACCCATGTCAGGGTGCTGAAGAATCGCTTCTGCGGCACTACAGGCAAGGCAGGTGGGTTGCTATTTGACCAGACTACAGGTAGAATGACTGAAATTAAAGAGGAAGGTCTATAATGAGATGCATAGCGTGTAACAAGGCTTTATCAGACTTTGAGTCTACTAGGAAATCTGCAATCAGCGGAGAGTATTTAGATATGTGCAATGACTGCTACTTTTACACTGACGACATTGACACTATCGACAGAGAAGACCTACGGTCAGAATCAGACACTGTAATGGAGAGTCAAGAATATGAGCAAGATTGGCAGTTGGATAAGTGAGACACAAGAGAGCAAGGCTCAACTAGCGTACATAAATCCGTACAACAGGCACAGCAACAAAGACAACACAGCGAGGCAATACTATGTTGAATACAGTAACAACAGACCAAAGAGTAATAGCATGGTTCAGTTGCGGAGCAGCTAGTGCAGCCGCTACCTATTTGGCTAGAAAGAAGTACAAAACTCCTAACTTTGAGGCTGTCTACTGTAGAGTTGCGGAGGAGCATAAGGATAATTTTAGATTTTTAAACGACTTCTCCAGTAAGTTTACGTTACCAATAAAAATAATTGGCGATGCATCTGCTGAGTTTTCTATTTACAAAGTTTTTGAACAAAGGAAGTTCATCAAAGGGCCAATGGGCGCACCTTGCACTATGATATTAAAGAAAGATGTAAGGAAAAAATACCAAAGAGAAGGAGATATACAGGTATTTGGATACACTAGCGAAGAAGAAGATAGGGCAAACAGGTTTATAGACTCCAACAACGATGTTGATGTTGATTTTATCCTATTAGAAAACAACTGGACTAAGAAAGACTGCCTAGAGTTTGTTAGAGATAACAACATAGAAATACCAGTTATGTATAAACTAGGTTATAACAACAACAACTGCGTTGGTTGTGTTAAAGGCGGTATGGGATATTGGAATCAAATACGAGTAGACTTTCCTGAAGCATTTGATAAGATGGCAAAGCTAGAACGCAAGTTAGGCCACGCTATAAACAAAGACAAGAATGGTGCAGTGTTCTTAGATGTTTTAGCGAGTGATAGAGGAAACTTTAAGAAAGACTTACCTAGTGATTGTGGATTCACTTGCGAGTGGAAACAACAAACATTTAAGTTTTAGAGGCAATACTATGTTGATTACGTTGGACATAGAAACAAATACCAGTCACGACAACATCTGGGTAGTGGTTACTCAGGACGTTAACACTGGCGAGGTGCTAGAGCATTATAACTCTTACACCCTAGAGCCTGTGCTGCTCAACTGTAAAGGCGTTATAGGCCATAACATCATAGGCTTTGATGCGCCAGTGCTAGAGAGGGTGTGGGGAATACACATTCCAGTAGACATTCTAATAGACACTCTAGTACTCAGCAGACTATACAACCCTTCTCTGGAAGGCGGCCATAGCCT